GTTGAACGTGACGAATTTATCCGCACCGGTCTGATCGTCCGTGATGCGAATGACCTTCTCATACGTCCAATGCTGCCGCATAAGGGCCAGCATCAACTCGCCCATCCGTCGTTTCGTCAGTCGAAGGTTGTCAAAGGGTTCGGTATTGACCGTTGCACCCTGTCGCTGTCGGGCTTCGATGGCGATACCGGATCGAGCGTTTGTCTGCTGGCCCATTTGTTCTTCGACCGCGCCGGAAACCTCCTGTAGCTCTTGCTTGGCTTCCCGCATGATCTCGAAATGTTCCCGGGCTACCGCAACGTCCTGGGAGAATTCAAATCTCTTGTTCGTCAGGGCGCCCACTTGTAATTCAATCCACGCATCCGGCCGGCTGATCTCTTTCTTCGCGCCGAGGGGATCCTTCAAGGCGCCCGATTCAAAGAAAACGCGGCGGGTGGTGATGATATGTGAATACTGGCTGCGGTTTTTGTTGATCTCGCGCTGCGGATCCTTCATGTTCCGCGTCATGCCGTAGGGCTTGCCGTCCTCGTCCAGATAGCAGATGAACGGTATCAGCGGATAGCGGTTGTGCTTCTCTTGCAGCGGAGCTTCGGCTTCGAGGATGGTCCCACCGGTGAAGATGCACGAATAGATTTTATCTACGGGCCGTTTGATGACCTTGATAACCGCGGGATGGGCTACGATCGCCGGTTGTGCCTTGAGCTTTTCTTCCGTGACTTCCACGGCATCGCCGTTCTTGAGTTTCAGGAAGATCGACAGCTCCGGCTTCTTGTAGTACATCTGTACCAGGAGGACGCGATCGCGGAGGGTATCGCACCACTTCAACCCTTCGCTCGATGCGTACTGATCCGGCTTGACGCGGGTATGCGTGGAGCCTTCCGCACGGGCCGAATCCATGCCGGCTCTTAATTCCTCGGATTTATCCGGCCAGGTGGCTTGCGCTACGTCCAGATCGACCCATTTCTCCTTGAACATATACCTGGCATCGTCCAGTAGGATCTCCCGGGCGTGGGGATCCCACCCTACGTTCTTCCACGAAACGTAGTTGATGGCGATTTCTTCCTCGGTGGGATCGTCGTTCGTGCAGACTTCTATCCAGCCGATGCCGCATTTCAAGCCGTCGAAGAAAACATCCGATATTTTATGATCGGCGTTGTTCTGATCCTGAACGTACTTGAAGCCGGAGGTAATGGCATCGGCTATGCCGCCGTCCTCCGATCCCCTGGGCCTTGCGTCGATATCCGTGCGGCTGCGGATCTCGATGCCTTTCTGCAAGTCGATTGTCGGCTTGATACGGTTGATCGACAGTACCGGCCGCTTCTCGGCTTTCAGAACGTCGATATCTTCCTTATCCCATTGACCCTTGCCGCCGTGGTAGAAATTCGAGTCCTCGAGCGCTTCCTTCTGCCAATCGGCAAGCGAGGTCTTGGCTTCGTCGTACCACTTCTTGAACGTAGCAACGGGGCCTGAATCGGCCCCGGTTTTCGATTCTCCCGGCTTTGGAGGGGCGAGTGCGTCGATTATTTCGTTCGTATACGCCAACATTTCCTCCCTTACACGCTCATCCAGCTACGGGTAGGCTGTTTCGGCTCGTATCGGCGCCGTTTTTCCAGTTCGCTCTGTTCCTCGGCCATGCCGAAGTACATATCCTTCAAGAGATCCCAAAGGTATGCCAGCATATTGATCCCGTCATCGTGCCAGACCGGGAAATTCGTCATCTCGAGTTTCAACCGGTCCATGAAATTGTTCGGGATGGAAGTCGAGTAGAAGATTTTGCCGTTGTTCAGCGGCCAGGAGAGTGCGCTCTCGATCATTTTCTTCTTGTTCCGGCCGGCGGGTCGTAGGAGTACGCCGTTGCTCCCGGGATCGAACGATATATGCCTACCGGCAGCTCTCAACGCCCTCTCGATATGCACATGGGTAGTCGATACGCCTACTTTTTCTACTCCCAGGCGCATAATCATCCCCGCCTTGATATACATTCGGACGATTTGTTCGATGGCTTCGGATTCGGACATGGGGGAGATGAATAGATCCTCGAGAAACACCCGGGATTGGCCTATATCGTCGGTAAACGGCTCTACACCCACCACACCGAACGCCCAGGAGTCCATGCCGGTCTTTGCCTTCGAGCTGTCGAGATCGCCGGCTTGGTCGATGAGCATGAACCGGTACAGATTCTTCGGGATCAACCGCCGTTCGATGGGATTGAGGTACTCGGGATTGAGCTTTTGCTCGGACAACGGGCTTGGATCGCATAACTGCTGGCAGTTGAACGTCCGTGTGAGCTTCAAATCCTCCCAACGCTTCTCCGATACGAATACCGGAGTGCCGTTTGCCGTGCCGTCGTGCGATCCCGTCCTCAACCGGTAGTGATATTTCGGCTCCCCTTGAAGGTCCCGCTTGCCGCGGATATACGTCAGCGGATCCGAATGGTGGTAATACGTCCCGATGACTCTGTGAGTGCCTTCCGACGTTCCGATGTTCTGGCTCGAGTCGAATTTATCCTTGACCTTCTCCATCAGGTCCGGAGAATCGGCCATGTCTTGCGTCGATATATCGTCGTAAATCCTCCGCTCGAAGTGCAAGCCGGTAGGCATCCCCTCCACCAGCCCCCACGCCGATACATTCGGCTCCTTCCGGCTGCTCTGACGATTCAAAATCAAGCCGCCGTCCAAGCTCCATTGAGTAGCTTCCTTCTCGCAATCGGCGTACACAACCTCGGGAAAGCAATACGACAGGATCCGCTCCTTCTGGAACACATCCTTGATACTCCCCAAAAACATCTTCGCCACCGGTCGGACATACGAGAAAATCCCCGTGGCCTCGTTCGGATGAGTCAGCGTATGCTGAATCGTTTCCGCGATCGTGATGATCGAGCTTTTGAAATGCTCTCTGGCCCATACGTCCAGCGTGAAGTCCTTCGGGCCGTCCTCCACTTCCCGGCACATCTTAACGACGAATGGATGATTGGCGATCGGTATTCTCAGAATGAAGTTGACGATAAAAAAAAGATCGTTCTCGATCAGCGCCCTGTACGTCCCGCGATCGTCCCACTTCTTCGATGCGATGTTCTTCGCGGCTTGAACGTAGTCGTGGCGATACCGCACCCCCGGCAGCGGGGTGAACTTCACGCCGTTTATCTCGATCAACGCTTCATCCCGGGAGCTTTCGTATTACGCCTTCCAGGGGTCCAGCCATGCTCCACGGCGTTCAGCAACCGCTTCTGAGCCATCGCCTTCTCGAAAGAAGTCCTCTTGGCGTGTACCATGTTCGGCGTCTTGACCTGATACCCACCGTCCAGCTTCTTCACCGAAACAGGCATCGGAATCTACTCCCGCACCGGCACTCGCTTGGATTCTCGCGTCTGCTCGATGCTCATATCCATCGGGGGTTGAACCTTCGGCTTCGGCTTCAATCTCCGCTTCAAATACTCGGGATCCGTACTCGCAGCTGCGTAATCCAGCAGCCGCTTCGCAGCTCGAATCGGACTCGTCAACGTATCAACGAAATCGTCGCCAGGACCGGCCACTACTGAATCCCCATGTCAGCGAAATGCAAGTACGCGAATACCGCTTCGTGAAAATCAGCGCGATCTTTCAAAAAATCCCGCAGCACAGGCTCCCCTTCCAAAATCTTAAAAAATTGCGCCGACCCAAGAACAGGTCTTATTTTGTGGTCACTCAAATCCGTTTGGGTCCTGGCCCCCGGCTCGGATCCCAGGGCGGCGGCTTTTTTGGTGGAAGGTTGGATGGTAGGCGTCGAGGAAGGTGAGGATCCGGCTGGCTTGAACCGCGGCTCATACATTTGACATAATACTCATTACAGGACTATGGCCAATGTCGCTATTGTCCAATTGTCCCGCGGGGTTATGCTGATCGCTGTCCTGGGCCGGCTCCATGTCGAGGGCCTGAATACCACGGGTGGGGGTAGGGGTAACGTCCAGGGCCGGCTGGGGAGCGGGATCCCGGATCTCGATGAGGTTGACGGTTGTGAAGTTTATCGACGGGGGCGCCTGATCGCTCTTGGCCGGCCAGCGCCGGTCTGCGTACAGCTTGACCGCGGTTGTGACATCCGACCCCTTGATCTTCGAGCGTGGCATCCTGGCGCCGGCGTCGAGGAAATGGTCAATGACCTGGACTGTTTTCTCGTCCCGCTGTCTTGACCCAAGGGCCTGAATCGGATCTTCCTGGCCTGATGCCGCGGCCGTTTCCTTGAGCCGGCGCTCTAACCTGTACCCTGATTCCGGAGCCAGTCCGAGGGCCTTTGCTGCGGCGGCTTGTGTAACCCCTTGCGCTCGTAGGGCTTTGAAGGCGAGGTCTTGTCCGAGTTGTGCGAGGTTTCGCCTGCGGGACTTCGGCAGGGGCCTTGCATCATTCTGTTGCGTTGTTGGTTCGGCTTGCATGATTGTGTTTCATAGCATCGTTTTGTTGCGGTGTCAAGCGTTTTCGTACCAGGGCTGCGGTAGGGTGGGCTGGTGGGATCTGGTGGAGCCGGTGCCTGGGGGTGGAGTTGCTGCCGGATCCTGGGCCGGTCCTGATTCGCCGGCGGGGTGGGTTTGGTCCTGGGCTGTTCCTTCCCCGCGGGGTTGCCGTTGACCTTGGGGTGTTCGAGGAACCCGAGGTTGATCGCCAAGCGGAGCGGCTGCGGAGCACCTTGGTTTTAGTTCCTTTTCCTTCTCCTTTTCCTTCTCCTTGATACCCTATGGGACCCCAATGGGATAGGGTATGGGATGGGGCATGGTATATGCTTTAGGGCGTGGTTAAGGCATTTGGCACGGTTCTATCATTTACCTTACCCCTGTGGATTTCCTTGTGGAGAAAATATATTTTCGTTAATAGATACAAGGCTTTGATTCATTTTCGGGGCCTGTGGAGTAAAAAATGGCACGTTTCTCTCACCTTAATAGGGTAGAGGGTGCAGTTAAAATCAGGGGGTGGGAAGGGGGTAGGGTATGGGATGGACCGGCAAGCGTAAGCCTTGGGGCTGGCGCAACGGCAGCGGGTATCTTGAGGTAACGGTCAACGCTCCCACGGGCGATTGGTGCAATCGCTGGATGTGGGATCACCGGCGCGGGTTCGCGTTCCTCACCGTATCCGGTCCAGGCGCCGAGCGGTATCGGGAGATTTTCGATTCTGAACAGTTCCTCATCCTACAGGTCGAGGGGGTGAAGTGATGCCACGCAAGCCGATTCGCTGGACGTGGGCGCGGATGGTCGAGGTCCTGGTGTCCAAGGGGTACGCTTGCGGCGTACTGACGATGCACGGCCGGCGGGTGTACGAGGTCATTGAACCGGATCCGTCCTGCGTTGACCTGGGCGGGTTCAAGGCCAGGTTCGACACGGTTGAGGAAGTTCGGGATGCGTACGGATTCCACGACGATCACGAGGGGGTGGAGTGATGAAGTACACGCTGGACGTACCCGAGAAAGTACTGGACGCGATCACGACCGAGCGCACCGCGTTTCACGGTTTCCACGACCTGTTGACCGCGGGGGGTAACTACCGGCCATCTATCGACGTTCGGGATCCGTTGCTTGAGCTGCTGGCTGATGCGTATGACTTGGCCCAGGCCGTGCGGATTGATCCACGCCGCGCATATCGCTACGGGGGGGTGAAGTGATGCCGAGAAATATCCGCAACTTCTGGATTACAGTCGAGGTAGACGGCCGGCAGCACAACGTCGAAACAGGCCCAAGGGCCAAGAATGGCGGGTTCATCGTCCGAATCTACCAGCGGGGAGCGCCTTCCGCTTGCGAGTCGCCCGTCCTCACGATCACCGGAGTCTGCCTGGATCCCACGGTATACCCCACCGCACCCAAGGGGCCGGCCTTGCTGGAAACCCGGGTCTGGATCCGGCCGAACACCGACCAGCAGCACCAGATCGGATTCGTCAAGACCGACCGTGGACCGGATGAGAGCATCGAATGGAGTCCCTGCAAGTAATCCCCCAGGGGGCCGCGCATCCTATAAACGCGGAGATTGGAGCTGCCCGATGGAAGGGAATAGGACGTTGAGAGCCGGCCGATTCGCGTACCCCGAGGTCCCACCCGTACCTGTACCCGCACCCGTCAAGCCGATTCGCCCGAAGTTCCTCTGCGATTGCTGTTCCGATGCCTGGGCCAAGTTCCGCTGCGATTGCTGCGGT